CTATCGCCTTTGCCGGGTCGTATGATTGTTCCCACCCGACGACGTGCAATAATGCGTCCTGTATTTCTTTTAATCGATACATCTGCGTTTGAAATAAATAAGGGGGCGGGGATAACCACCCCGTCCCCTCGGTTTAACAATTCGTTATGCTCCGGCGTTATGCGCCACCTCCGGCGGGAAATTCCCCGGCGTTGGTTACATATACAGGCATACCCAACGGTTCGTTTGGATTGCGGGCGGCAATCTCGGCTTTGATAATCGGGTTTGCCACTGTATCCGGGTTGCTGTTGTAAGCAACCATATACGCCACGTCAACGGAAAATCCGAAATACTCCTTAACGGCGCACGTCAAATCGGCGGTTGCGTCGCCCATGATTGCGGACTGGTCGCCAACGGCGGTGTAATAGTGCGAACCAACGGGCAAATCAATGTACGGCAAACGTACAACGTCCCATTCGTGGAAATTCGCACGGGTGCGGCGCAATGCCTCACGGTCAACACGGGTAAGGATACCAACATTACCGTCAGCAACGGCAAACATGGTTCCCATTTTGCCCGCTTCGTCGGTTACGTTGTTCGTGTAGTGCAAAACCTTGTTGTCGTACTCCATGCGCTTGTTTACGTCGTTGTAAACGCCATGTTGTGCAAGTTTACGGATAAGGCTATCAACCCCGGCGTTGGCGATAATGTGGATATATTCCGGGTAACAGTTAGCCCGCATAATCGGGTTAATATCGCCCAAAATCTCGGTCGCCATTTGAGTTGGAACCTGTACCACGTTGCCCGACTCCGTGTAATTAAGCAACGTTTTGAACACCTGTGTTTTGTTTGCCTCCAATGCGGCAACGGCTCCGACGTCCAATTTGTCCGCCAAAGCCCGGCACGTCTTTTCCATTTTGCGCAAAAAGTCGTGTTCATAGGAAATTTCGTTGTTCATGTAGGCGGCGGGAACCATTGTAAAGCCAATGGCATAAGTCGCCCAAACAACCGTTACCAATGCGGACGTATTTTCATCGTCAGCGATAACGCACGAACGGACATTGCTAACCTGTACATCGCCGTCGTAATTGATAACGGGTACTTGTACCGTGTTACCAATAGACGCAAACGCACGGTCACGCAAATTGGGGTTAATGATTGAGGACGGGGCGTTGGTTTGCTCAATGAAAAAATCCAATGCGCCATACTCACACGGGCGGGTCATATTACGGTCTAATTCCGGGTTCTCAATCCGCCAATTCTGCAATCTTGTTGCTACTAATGACATAATGTTAAAAATTTAATTGTTATTAAATGCGGGTTTACCCTTTACCCGTGATTGTTTACTTTTCCGGCAATGCGGCAATATTGTTGTCCTGCCATGCCTGTTTCATTGCGGCGTCGAACTTTTCAGAACCCGCCGTTAAGCCCTGCGCCATAAGGTTTGCGGCGATTGCTTCGTAAGCCTCGACACGGGTTTTTGCGCCCGTTACGTCAATGGTTGTTCCGCTACCTCCGCCGGGACCGCCGGGGGGAATCGTTCCGCCGCCTCCGGCTTGGCGTCCCTTATCCAAAATACCCATTGTATCCAATTCCTTTGCCAACAGGTCGCCGGGGGTGTACGGGTTCAACTGATTGTTCGGGTTACGCATAATTGCGCCGCTTTCGTCCTTAAAAGCAATGATTTTGCCGCCTTTTCCGTCGTCGATATATTCGGGGTTCATGCCCTTGATTTTGTCGATTGCTTGAGCCAACAAAACCTTTGTTGCACTTTCGGGCAATCCCGGTTTGAATTTCAACCCGGCGGTTGCCGCCTGCAATGCGCCCTCGATACGGACGCCGAATAATTCCGTTTGGAATTTCTTTTCGGCTTCATCGTACTTCTTTTTGAGGTCGTTAAACTGCGTTGTTACCGCCGTTAAATCGGCTTTCGCCTGTTTCAACGCCTTTGCGGTTTCCGCATCGGTCGCACCGTCGGCAATTGCCTTTTCCAAACGTGCCTTTTCTTTCGTCAGACTGTCTATTTGGGTTTGCAATGCGCTTGCGCTTTCCGCTTTGGTTTTGAACTCGGCGACCACACGTTTTGCGTAATCAAACGTCTTTTCGGTTCCGTTCTTCGCTATACCGGACGCCGCCAAAATATCGGCATCCAATCCGCCGTAAATTTCGCCCGTCTTTTTGGCGATAACGCTATTTTCGTCGTTGGCGGACAATGTTGTAATTGCCGCAATTTGTTCGTCGGTTAATCTGGCTAATGCCTCATTTGCAACTAAAATTTCTCTCGTTAACATAATTCTTTCCCTTTGAATTAATTAAGTGCGATTGCTGCTACTGCTCCGCTGTTTGCGTTAATAATATGAATTGTGTATTTTGGCGAATCCCCGGTTGTGTCAACCAACCAACTAACAACACGTGCATGGCTGATTTTCTTTGCAACCTCTGTTGTTACCAAAATTACGTCGGTAATTGTTCCGCCCTCAATACATTCAATCAACTTTTTCTTTGTTGCGCCATCCAATGCGGCGGCGGTTGTTGTTACTTCAATAACCAAATTGTCCTGCTGTGCAATCTGTGCCATAATCGTATTTTTTAATTGTTTAATACTCTGTTACTTTTTCGCTCCGGGTTTGTCCTCGGCTTCTGCCTTTGCCTTTGCATCGGCTTTGGTTTCTTTGGCGGGTTCCGCCGGGATAACTCCCGCCGCTTTCAATTCCGCCAAAATTTCAGCCTTTAACGCCGCTTTTTCCTCGGCTTTGGCTTTCGCCTCGGCTTCTGCCTTTGCCTTTGCATCGGCGGCGGCTTTTTCCTCGGCGGCTTTCTGCTGTGCGGCGGTTCGTGCCGCTTTTTCCTCGGCTTGCGCCTTGACGTACTCGTTGGGGTCGTGCAATACGGTAATCGTGTAACCCTGTTTTTTCAGTGCGTCCAAAATGCCGTTTTCAAAGGACTTTTTGCCGAACTTTTGGATACGGGGAACGGATAAGCGTTTGCCCGTTTCGCTGTCAAACTTGCGTACCTCAATAATGCAATGATACAAATGTTGCTCGTTGCTCGGTACAATGTAATTTTCGGGGGTGACGTCGGTAATTGCGACGTCCTTTGTTTTACCATCGTTTACTTTTACTCTCATAACTTTAATTTATTTATTAAATTTCCAAATATAACTACTTAACATTGTGTTCATTTGCGTAATCATTAAATTTACTTGTTATTACTGAAATCTTTTGGTCGAATGGTATTTGCGTTCCAAACTCCAAAATATTTGTATTCTCCCGTTCAAACCTGCGGACAAAGTTAGCGAAATTCAACTTTATACGCAATTCATTCTCCGGGATTAAGTTACGCCCGTACAAATCCAATACCTCGTTCCGGGTCAAATGGCGGTACGGCTCCAATTCTGCCAATATCAACATACGTTGCAATTGGGTTGGGTTGTTCCGGTACTCCGTTTCGATAATCTGATTTTGTAGGGCGTCCAATTCTGCCTCACTTGCGCCGCTTTCCTTTGCCGACTTGTAACGGCTCCGCAACTCGCTTGCGTCGTACAAATAGAACTCCGTGCCGTAATTGACTTTTGCAGATACGAACATATTGCCGTATCGCAATCGGCAAACCGTTTCATCGACGAACTGTTGGGCGGCTTCAAAGCCTTTTTTCACTCGGTTTAATACCGTGCTTTGGCTCTCAAATGCGGCTTTAACCTGTTGTTCGTTGAATGCCTCCCGTTGGGTTACTTCCTCGTTTTGTCCGACGACGGCGGTAATAATGTTTTCCCGCAATCGCTTTTCTTCCTCAACGTTATAATCCAAACTTGTACGGTCAACGGTCAACATTTGTACCGGGTTCCGCAAATCGGGTTGTTTGTCCCCGTCCGGTATCGGTATTTCAACAAAGGAACCCGCCCCGGTAATCCGTTTGTCGCCGCACTTGGGGCAACGCATCAATAACCCGGCTTGGTCTAACCTGTAATACCCTTGTTTGTCTTTCAAAAATCCACCGTCGCAATAATCGCCGTTTTCGGCGTTTGTAAAATCGCACGATTGTTCGTAACCGGAATATATCGGGTACGCCCCGTACATATCCAAATGCCGCTTCGATATATGGAAAAACAAAAACCAATCCAACGCCTCCAATTCTTTTGTTAGCGGGGATTGTTTAACGTCCGGTTCTCGCAAATTCATTGGCTCGTTCCAAAAGAAACGGGCGGGGCAATAGCGCAAATCGTGTGGGTTATCAACCAATAATTCGCCTATGTTGCCGCCGTCGTCCTCTGCAAATACTCTGTATCGTTCATCGTCAATAACTGCAATACGTTTATCGGGTTGGCGGAAAATTATCCAATCCATAACCCCGGTTGTCCGGTTTGCCTCAAAGGTTATGACGCTTTCGATAGGTAGCCAATAAAAATACGGGGTCGGGTATCGGTCGGCGGGGTTTTGCTCGGCGGGCAAATCAACTATTAAGACGCTGTTTATTTCCGTCTTGAAAAACTCCCAACCTTTCGTGCTCCAAATTTCCGGCTCCTTTAATACATCTTGGCGGTAATACTCCCAATCGTCCCGTTGTTCCGTGTTTTGAAATTGATAGTTGAACGCCGGGTTACGACCGTCGAAAATACGGCTTAACTTATCAAAACAAATGCCCGTTACCTCGTTGGTACGAACGGGGTAACGGAACAATGTTTTGAAGATTTTGAATTTATCGTGCGGGATAAGATTTTGAACCCATGCCAAAAAATCGGTCGTGGGTAAACACATTAAGGGCGTTACGTTGGTTTGGGCGTGAAATTTAATGCGGTTTTGGTGTATGACCGCTTTATTTATCGTCGCCTTTTTCCTCGGTTCCGTTATTTCCTTTCGTATGCGTTTTATATCTAATCCCATTTTCTTTGCTAAATTCAAAAGGTGTTTTTTCGGGCAACTGCCAACCGCCATTGTTAGGCATCCGCAACAGGCGTTCGGCGTGGTTAATCTCAAATTCTTCGGTCGTGTTAAGGGTCGGACACTCCAACACGACCTTTGTAACTTTCGCCGTCATTACTCTTGTGCGGGTTTCAAATCCGTAAGCGGGTTAAACGCCGGGGCAACAATCGCCAAATCGTCCGACCAATTCGGCAAAAACGACCATTGTATTGCGTTGCTGTCCGGGGCTTCCAATCCGCCCAACGTCTTATCGCCGATAAACAACGAACGTATCGGTATCGGGTAATATGTACCGTCGGCATCCCCCTTGATTGCGCCGATTGCGCCGTTTTCGTCGAAAATGTAGATACCCAAATTGTCGCCCCAACTTTCGCATTGCATTTCCTTTAATGCCTTGATAACCTCCTGCGGGGCTTTGCGGATAACTCCGGTAAACGGGGTTGGTTCACGTCCAATAATTTCTTCGACGCCTCCCAACGTTTCGTTACCGCCTCCAAAGGTGCGGGCGGCTCCCGCCTCGGCGGTCGGGGCTTGGATATACGGCGAAACAACTACTTTCGTGCTATTCGCCGCCGATAACAGGGGCGTCCACGACGCTAACGCCGTAATCGCTTTTTCACTCGTAAAACTGTTTTTGCTTCCGTCGTCTTTCAAAAGACGTTGAAAAGCCACTTTCTGAACCTGTCCGAAACTTTCCGAACACGTAATTGCGGGTACATCGGGCAACGCCGCCGCCGCTGGACATTTACAAATCATACTTCTTTGTTTTTAACGTTAAAAATATTGTTACTTTCTCCGGGGCTGTCCCTTTGCCCCCTTGTTTCGGTTACAAAGTTATAAACTTTTTCCCGGATAATCTTGCATATCTCAAAAATATTGCTAATTGCGTCGTCTTACGCCTCGGTTTGCGTGTGCGTATGGCTGTATATTGCCGTCCGCAATCTCCTTTTCATATATCCCGGTCAATCCGTCCTCCGGGTCGTCGTGCGTGTTGGCTCCGAAATTGCGCAAAAATCCGGTTACATGGTCGTAAACGGCTTTGTACCGGGTTTCCCAACCGAACGGCATAATTATATGTTGATTAACCATTGCGGACGCTGTTATTATCCGGCTTTCCTTGTTGCCCCCTTGATAAAACGGGTCTGTAATCGCCCGTACTTTCTTTTTAATAACCTTTTCATAACCCGCACCGCCGTTGTTGCTCTCAACCCACGCTTTTTGCGTACCGTTCCGGTTAATCATCGCCGGGACGGTTACGGTTGTAACGTCCGTGTTTTCGTCCGTCATTTCCATATCTGTAATAAGGGCAAACAATATCGGCTCCATGCGCTTTGTTTTCTCGTTGAAAAACAGATTGTCGGACTTATACACGTCATACGTTGCGGCAAACAACAGGTCGTCGCCCTCGTCGGCAACGTCAATGTATGCGCCGGAACGAATGTACGTGCCGTAATCGGATTTTTCGACCCACGTTTTGAAAGGTTGGTACAATCGACCCTCGGCGGAACCGGGGTTGCCTTGATACAGGCATTGAAATTGCACCGGGTCTAATGCCTTTTGCGCTTCCAACTTTTGCTTACTGTGTCGGCTTTCCCATAATGCCGCCCCCGGTTCCCGTGGGTCTATCTCGGTCGGTTCCCCGGTTTTCAACCCCTCAAAGTTTATGCGCACCCACGCCCCCGGCGTTACGTCCTCCAAATCCGCCCAACACTTAACATCAATAATCGTTTCGCCGCTCTTTTCAATGCGCCCTATCAAATCGTCGTCGTGCCAACGGGTAAATACAATCAATTCTTGACTATCATTGTGTAAACGGGTGCGTACAACGGTCGTGTACCATTTCCACGCCGCCGCCCGTACTATCGGGCTGTTACCCTCGGCGTAATCTTTATACACGTCGTCCAATATCGAAACGTCCACGGTTTTAGACGTCAGCGAACCGCCACGACCGACGACACGCAACGACCCCTTACGCCCGACCATTTCGATAACATCGGAATTGCGCAAATAGGTATTCGCCATTGTTACGACGTTCGACCCATTTAAGTACGTGCCGGGGAATAATTCACGATACCGGGGCGTGTCGATTATTCGTTGAACGTCCCGGTTAAAATCCCGTGCAATTGTCGCCGCATACGAACCGATACATATTTTGCGGTCGGGGTCTAACCCCAACATAAATGCGGGTAATTTACGGCTCGACCCCTCCGATTTGCCATGTTGGGGCGGTTGTTGTACAATCATCTTTCGTATTTTGCCGTGTGCGAACATATCCAACAACGTATAATAAACGACGTGGAACGGCTCTAATACTAAATCCGGTTGCATATACCGGGCAAAGTTGATAAGGCGTTTACGGGCGGCGGCTTTAACAAGCAAATCCGGTTGTTGCCGGATTGCGTCGTACATCTGCAATAATTGTTCGTTGTTCATTGCTTTGCTCCTTTCTCCCATTTAGAACACGCCCGGCGACCTCGGACAATGTAATATTGATAATGCGGGCAACGTAAACAAATCGGGTTCCCGTTTAAATCCCGGTGTCTATGGTCGTCCGTTATCCATTCCGAAAAACGGCACGTGTCGCAAATCTCGGTTTGCCATTCCGGTTGCTTGGTTCCCGGACGGGGTGCGGTTACTCTCTTTGCCATTATTGCGCCCCTCCTTTCTCCAACAATGCCTTTTGATATTCGGCGGATTGCAGTTTATCAGCCAACGCAAACAACATATCGTCCGGGATTGCCTTAACGTCGTACTTTGGTTTATCGTCGTCGGTCGTGGCGTTATATCCGGGTATCTCAATTTTAACGGGTGCGTCAAACCCTAACATCTTTGCCCTACGTTGCTGAATGTTCAAAAGCAAATCCAAGAACCGGGGGTTCCCGGCGGACGTTTCGGTTGCGGTTTCATTGTACCCGTAATATTCCGGGTCGCCGTCCTCGGCATCGGTTTTGATTGGTCGCCCTTTGTTGGTTTTCTCTTTAGTGCGCATCTTTCCGGTTTTCGACGCCTCCCACGCCTCCCATGCTTGCACCTCCATTATATCCAATTTGCGCAATTCTTGTGTAACATATTCGTCTATGTTATCCAACCGTTCCCGCTTCCATTCGATAAGGCATTGTTGCAAGTCGTAATAAACCATTGCCAACGAAATAGTATAACCCGTTTCCCGTTTCGCTAAATCAGCATTCAACGCCGCCACTATTTCCCGGTATGAATAACCACGTAAAAACAGATTAGAACAAAACGCAACGTCATAATCCCGTTGTTCCTCGGTACGCTTATTATATCCGGCGGGTTTCCGGCTCCTATTACCCGTTTTCAATTTTTCCATCGTTCAACCTCTTTTAATGTTCAAACGGGTTAAGAAATCGACCTTTGCGCCTAATGTCTTAAACATCGTTTCGGTTCCTCGGTTCCTTTTCCCTTTCTCCCTTTGGTTCCTTTCCGGCTCTCTATGTCTTTTCTTATCCCGTCCCTCCTTAAAACGTGTTTACCCTTTACAAGTTATTTGCGGGGAATTTCCATTTTAAGAGGCTTTTGTTATTAACTCAATGCTTTTATCGTCTTAATGGTTATCTTTCAACCACGGGGCAAATTTACGGCTTTTCCGGCGCATTGCCAAACGTTTGTACTCTCATGTATATAAACGGCAAAACCCCGGCTTTGTTTTCCGGGGCTTATTGCCTATTGTCCTATACCGTTTTCGTATCTCCCATTTGAGCAACGAAAATAATGTTGCGTTCCACGGGGGTTGGTGTATTCCGTTCCCCCTTTCATTTCCTTTTTTGCCAAACATACCGGGGCGGGCTTTCCATTTACCGGAAATTCCGGGTTGAAATATCGACACGTTCCGCATATCTTTTCGGGGCGTCGATTATCCGGGGCGCATCCGGTCGGCATATTGGGAATTTCCGACGAACATTTATTTTTCATTGCGTCGCCCTCCTTTCCGTTTATTCTTTGCCCGGCATTTGTTCCGGGGGTTCTTTTTCAAATCGACCCGTTGGATTTGTATTTCGGAACCGGGGAACATATCAGCAAAGAACGCCGCCATTGCTTCCACTTCTTTTGGTACGTCGAACGCCTCCGGTTTTCTGTATTCTTTCCCTCCGGGTTGGGCTTTCCCTTGTAAGGTTCGGCGCAATGTACACGCCGGGCAATCGCAATCGTCTTTCCCCGGTTCCGGGGCGTTTGCCATTTTTTCCCGTAATTGGTTGGCTTTCCCGTATGCGTTTAACGCATCAATGGCAACATCTGCTAAAATCCAATCGTTCGTATTCATTTTGGCGTCGATACCGTGGCGGTTAATCAATGCCGCCAATTCTTGTGCAAAACTTTTTTCTTTCATCGCTCTATTATTTTTTGGGTTTATATTCTTGGCAACGTAAATTCCCGCACCTTTGTTCAGATTTGAACGCCTCGCAATAACCGTTCCCGTTGACGTCCTCGTTTGTAAAGTTGGCGCAATTCCCGCATCCCTTATCGCCGGGTTCTTTCGGTGCGCTTACGCCTTTCGGCTCAAACTCCCGGTTAAACTCTCTTTCCGGGCGGGTTGTCAATCGTCCGTCCGGCTCCCGGACAATGTAGTACGTTTCCGGGGCGTCAATAAAAATGCCGTTTCCGTCCGGGAACGAATAAACCGCCCGCCCGTTCGGGGTTCTCGGTATCGTCATGGTTCCGCCTCCGGTAAATCTCAACAGGTCGTCCAAATTGTCCCGGCGCACCTGTATTGCGTCAACTTCTAACAACGTGCGGCAATATCGGGTTCCCGCCGTGGCGTCCGGCTCAACTAACCGGGTGCGGATTTGTTCCGGGTATTCCGTCGGGTCGTACTCGACGTTGAAAACAACGGCGGCGTCTAACGTGTGGGTAACTAACAAGCGTTTCCCCAATCGTCCGGCGACAGCCTGTTTTAGTGCTTCAATTGCGTTTCCCTGTATCTCGGTTGTGTCAACCGTGATTTCGTAACGGTCGGGTTTTTCCTCGACTTCCGGTTGGCTTTTGGCAATATCGCCAATCATAACCAACAATTCCGCATCAAACGGGTTTAACTTACTTTCTGTCATCGCTCTAATTTTTTATTCGTTCTTACTGTTTTCGGATATGCCAACCGCCAAAATATCGTTTTTCGGTCGGTTCTGTTGTACTTATCGCATTGCCTACCTATTCCGGGGCAATCTTCCCTTTGGATTTTGCAGCGAACGCAACGTTGCGTAAATATTGCGGGGTTGTTGTTGGCTAATCGTGCATCCGCCGCCGTCCATATCTCGGCAATCAATACCATACCCCGGTAAACGCAACGTTCGCCGGGGTTGTACTCTCTGTTTGGGTCGAACGGTTCGGGTTGCTTAACTCTCATTCTTTGCCCGCTTCGTTTACATAGTCAAACAATGCGTCCAAATCTTCCTTTGCGCCTTTTACGCAAATTCGTACCCTATCGCCGCCCGCTAATGCGGTTTCGACAATCTCGCAATTATACCGGGGGGCGTTTATCTGTATCATTGCCGCCGTGGTATTCGTTACAAACTCGTTTCTTTCTTCCATGCTCTCGGATTTTTGTAGTAAATAAAATGTTTCCGTTGGTTCGTTCTCGCTTTGACACGCCCCCAACAAAAGCGTTGCCAAAGATAACAATAAAATCTTTGCTTTCATCGTTTTACCTTTCTTTTAATCCATATAAACCGTATGCCAATGCCGAAAAACAATATTTTCGCCTCAATATCAACATAACGGTCGTAACCGTTTATTGCATCAATGGATACCCCAAATTGCCAACTATGATATTGCCAATACTCACGGGCGTAAACATAGACGCCGACCCGCCCAACGTGTATGCCTGTTTGGACGGTGTGTTTGTCCTTACTCATTGTGTGCCTCCTTTCTTGCTAATTCATAACCCTTTTTATCCATTACCATTGCCACGGGGTACGGCAATATACAATCTTTGGTATATACGAGATTATAGATACCCAATTGCCCCTTAATCGGAAATTCAATAACCCGGCGGGGGTTGCGCATCAACCACCCGTACCCCTTTGTTATTTTCGCCCTCTTTTCCTTTGGAATCCGGGTGTTTTCCCAATCCTCCGGCGTAAACTCTTTTATCGGCTTTACGTCGTACAACTCAACCAATCCCAAAGTAACGCCGCTTTCCATTCCCGGATAAACCGGGGACGCTGCGGAACATATCAGCACGTCGCCACGGTATGACGTGTTTTTGCTCCGAACTTCAATTGTCTTTTTCCCGTAAACAATACCGTTTTCGTCCTTGTACGCCTCCGTTACCAAATCATTTGCGTATGGCTGTTTTACGGTCAACGCACGCCAACGGTCGTGCTTTTCCGGGTTGTAATCCTTATTGCTGTACTGCATATTTACTTTTTATTTTCGGGTTCCTCGGTTTCGTCGTCGGGTTCCGGGTAATGGATAAATCCAATTTGCCGGACGTTTTGGATTGGCTCGTAAATGATAACGACAACATCGCCGTCCGTCCTTACTCCGACCAATCGGCAATCGGCGGGAACCTCAACCCGTATTTCACTTTTCATTGTTAAACAAATCCCAATTAACAGGGACACAATACCCCGGCAATTCTCCCCGGTCAATCCCCAACGGATTAACAATACTATCTTTCCAATAGATACGGGGTTGTTCCGGGCGTCCCTCCCAATGTTCCGTAATTGTGTCGTAAATCAATCGTATTTCCCGTTTCGGATATTTGCCGCCGCTCTGCAACCCGATTTTATACAGGTCAACGAACGGATACGACAATTTGATTATCCCAATTGCCCGGTCGTACATTCCCGGCGGGATTGGCTCCACGCTTGCAAAGGTGCGGAACCCGTGGCGTTTTGCCCGTGCCAACACATTAACCCGCATCATATTTGGGTCGGCGTTCGGCTCCAATTCGTCGCAACCTGTCAACGTTGCGCCCAAAGCGATACGGGACACGTCCCAACCCTCGGACGCCTCGGCAAAATCAATGAAGCGGTTCAACCCCTCGGCGCATTTGCTCAATATCTTAACCGGGACGCCGTGGCGTTGGCATACGCCGACCGCTTGACGGGTCAACCGTTCCGTTTCCGGCAACAACGGGTCGGTCGTGAACGAAAAGAATAACCCCGTTTTCTGCAATTCCTCCTTATGCGCCAACAATTCGTTTTTGAAAATATCCAAAGCGTATGGATATTCCCGCAACGTCTTTTTCAACTCCGGGCGACTGCCTTCCAATACCTTTGCGCCACGACCTTTGCGCAAATAACAGTAAGTACAACCGTTGGAACAACCGACAAAGAAATTGGCGGCGTTCTCGGCGTATTCCCCGGCTTTACCTTTTGGGCTGTAAATAACCCGTCCGTTTATCGCTCCCATATCGTCAACGGCTTAAAATGGTAAATCGTCGTTTCCGTCGGGGGCGGGTGCATCCGGCACGGGCGGCGGCGGTACTTGCGCCCCGGCTCCGGTCGCTTTCGGGGTCAACATTTCCATATCGGTTGCGACTATCTCGGTAACATACCGTTTGACGCCTTGCGCATCGTCATAACTCCGGGTTCTCAATTCGCCCTCAATATACAGTTTGTCGCCCTTTTTGACGTACTGATTGGCGACCTTTGCCAACCCGTTTTGCAATACGACGTTATGCCATTCGGTACGCTCCGGGATTTGCCGCCCGTCCTTTGTGGTATAACCTCGTTTCGTGGTTGCCAACGAAAAGGTCGCCACGCAACCCCCGTTGTCGAACTCCTTAAAATCCGGGGCTTTCCCGGTATGTCCCATCAAAATAACCTTGTTTACACTCATACAAAAAACGCTTTAATTATCCAAACAATGATACTATACAACGCCCACATATAAGACGCAACCGTTAACGTCACGAACGTGTATAACGCAATTTTATATCCGGTTTTTGATTTTATTTTCATTTCACTTGAATTTTACGCAATCCAACAAATATTGTTTCTTATTATCCGACCATCCGGCGGCATGGTTTATCGCTTTTCGGTCGTCGTCGTGTACGAACTCACAAACCCAACCGCCGACGCTTGATTTTTGAACTAACCGAACCAATTTTCCAACTATAAAAGAACGCAATTTGTAATACCCGGAATTTTCCCCAACAAACAAAACCCGTCTTTCTGCATTTATTTCGGGCGGATTTTCGATTTGCGGGCGTTTCTCCCTTTCCGAATATGTTTGTACCCGTCTGAAATCATTTTTGATTGAACGGCGGGAAATTGCCCCGTAATCGGGTTGCCTCTTTTTGATTCTCATTTTTTATATCTCCATTTATAACCCTTATGCAAATTTCCTTTCCCTTTACATACCTTACAAATTGCCGTTGCCGAAAAATTGCCTTTTCGGGCGGCTTCTTGTATGCTAACAAATACATTTACAACAATACCGTTTTTTATTTGCTCAACCGCTTTTTCGTGGTGCGGTTTCGCTTTTTTTCCAATCCATTTAGATTTTGTTATTGGGTTATTCTGATTTTCTTTAACCGTAACCCAACGCAAATTATCTGCATGGTTATTGGCTCGGTCGCCGTCGATATGGTCGATACATGGTTTGTTTTCCGGGTTCGGAATGAAAGCCGCCGCAACTAATCTATGAACACGGAACATTTTCCCGGTTCCATTTTTCCATAAACTAATTATTTTATATCCTTTCAAATATCCGCCTTTCATTAGAAACGCATCCTTTTTTTAAGGAACGAACATTGCCATAATTAGAAATTTGATAATGTCCTTTGTAACCCTCAATATCTTTCCAAATTTGCATACTCATTTTTCATTAATTCAATCATTCTCATATTGCCGGAATATATACGCATTTTCGTTTTATCCCCATTCTCCCAACATGAATGATGTTCAAAACATAGTATATTTATATTTCTTGCATCATGCGCCATTTCGGGAAACGCTCCACGGGTCAATATATGCGAACAATAAACGGCGGAATAATTCCGTAACGGCTTTAAACATTCCTCGCATCTGTGCGGCTTATGCTCCCAAACCCACCGGAAAAACCGTTCGTTTGCCTGTGGGATATTCCCACGACCAAAAACGCAATGCCCGAACAATTCCCGTTGGATTTCGACACGCAACCGAATATCCATTGTAAACCGCTTGTAATCCAATAGGGGGCAAAACCCCCTATCGGTTACAAATTGATATTCCTCCCGGTCTGTTAGCAATATCGGCTCCATTGCTTACATATCCGCCGTTTCGTCCTCCGGGTCGTCCTCGTTAGCCGGGTCGCCGACCTCCGGGAACAATCCGCCCTCCTTTTCCGGTTCTGCGACCAAACCCGGTGCGGGTTCGCCGTCAGCCCCGAACAATTCCAATTGCGCCTTTTTGCCTTTGAACAAAAATGCGTAAACCTCGTTTTCAATGTCCGCAACGATTTCTTCCAATTCTTCCTCAAAACCGAACGTTTCGGTATTGAATTTCAGACGGGGCGAATTTATCGCCGTCTTTTGGTTGTTGGATACCGTGAACAATCCCGTAAGGACGACCCCAACGTTATCGTCTTGACCGGAATAGGACACGCCCCGAACCTCAATGTTTTTCAACATTTCGTCGGCGAAATTGCGGGCGACCTCCTTTTGGTTCTTGTTCGCCTTAAAATCGTCGGTTTCGACCATTGACAAAAAGGACGTGATATTGAAAATACGTCCCATGATTGGGCGCAAGCGGTCGAAACATTCCCGCAAATCGGGGTGTATGTCCTTTGCGCTCTCGACGTGGTATTTGTTCGTATAACTTTCGTTGCCGATTGTTTCGGTAACTTCATAATGAACATCCAACCCGCCGTCTTTTAACGTCTTGACTTTCGATAATGCAAACGACTTTTCCGACGGTATCGGCATTACGTTTGCGGTTTCTTTTTTCTCACTCATATTTTGATAATTTATTTGTTGCCGGGAACCCGCCCGGCTCGGTTTTTATAATAATCCTTTCAATATATGCTTTACGGTTTCAACATTCCAACCGTCGCCGATTAAGTCCGCCGCTTCTTGATAGGTTACGCAACTTGTATATCCAACGGGTATGGTTTGCAACCGTTCTAATTCTGTTTGCGTAAATAATCGCACCGAATTTGGATTGCCTTTTTCCTCAAAAACGACCGTAAGAAATCCTTTTTTTGAACGATTAAGGCACATTTTTATAAATGATTCTTTATTTGAACTTTGAACGCTTCCAGCATAATTACGGACTATACAAACGCTTTTTTTTTGGTCGGTATATCCACTTTCTAAAATGCTTTGTAACTCAATTCCTTTGTCCTTAATATTCAAATCAACATCTAAATTAGTCCAATAATAACGCTTGCGCAATTGTGCTGAAAACAATGATGAATTTATAAAAATACCCGTTACGCCCAATAATTCGTCAATTGTGTTTTTTTCCTCAACCCTCATTGACGCTACATTTTCTAACATAAAATTACGGGGCGTCGTTTCCTCTTTAATCCTTAACCATTCATGAAATAATGAACTTTTTTCCCCTTTCAACCCCTTACGGTTTCGCATTAAAACGCTTAAATCTTGACACGGCGAACCGCCAATTAACAAATCAATTTTCCCAACCTCAAACAAACCGTTAGCGGTCGTCAATATGCCATCCTTATAACTTACTTTGCGAACGTCCCCAATTTGTATTGTTTGGGGGAAATTATATTGCGTACATTTAATTGCGTGCGGTTTAATTTCCGCCGCAAAATACTTTTCAATTTTAATTCCCAACTGATTGAGTGCTATTTGTCCGCAACTCATTCCATCAAATAAACTTAATACTACCATATTAAAATTCGCTTTCGTCCAACAATTCCCGTGTCTTACTATTCGACGGAACAGCCGGGCGTTCCGGTTCCGGGGTTGGTTCCGGGACGGGTTCCCCGGTTCCGATTGGTTCCGTTACCGGGTTGGGGTCGTGAAACTCAATATTGCGCCCGCCTTTGGGCTTTTCCGGCTCAAATTGGGCTTTGAGTTGTTCCGCCGGGTATTCCTTTTGCACCAACTCAATAATCCCCAATTCGACCAATTCCGGGACGCATCGGCGTAATGCCTTAACGTCCTGTAATGCGTCGTGCGCCGGGAATGTTTCGCCGGGAAACAACTTTGCAAATAATTCCTCCAATTTGGGGAATTTCCCCGGTTTGCCATCCTGATACAATGCGCCGACAAATTTAATAGTTTTCATCATTGTATCAATGCGCTTTCCTTTGTGCAATGCGTCCTCGGCTTTGGCGTCGTAATACTCTTTGCCGCAATAACGCAAAATGTTCGCTTTCAACATCGACGTATCGAAATAAATGTTGTGCGCACATACAAGCGGTGCGGCGGCGGCATCCGTCAAAAATTCGTCGATAACCTCGGCAAACGGTACACCCTCGGCAATTGCCCGTTCGGTCGTTATCCCGTGTATTGCGGTTGTTTCCGGCGGTATCTCGTAATTGTCCGGCTTAATTATAAAACTGCGTTCTTTGTCGCCGAACGCCCACGCCAATTGTACGACGTGCGGGAATTGGTTAAAATCCGCATCCCATTTCAAACCCTTTGCGGGTACTCCTGTTGTTTCGCAATCGAAAAAACAAATGTCTTTTAATTCAATTTTCATACTCTCGTTACTTTTTTGTTCGTTAAAATAATCGTTTTTGCCCGTCGTCGTTGGGCGTTTGCTCAACATATTTTGCCCGTGTAATCCAAACGCACCCGCAACGCAAACACTTTATCCGGCTGTAATGCTTGGGCGTGTATTCGTGGCGAATAATCCGCCAACCCGCCAACGGGTAATTCTTACGTTTTCCGTTACACTTGCAAAACATATCATTTATATTTCCATTTAAAACCAAATGCTGTTTTCAAAACGCCATTACAACAATTACTTATAGAACTACGTCTAAAACCTAAACTTCTTTCAACTTCCATTGCTGTAACCCATTCTTTTATAAAGTTACCCGATAAATCAAATTGCAAAACTGCCTTGCCTCCTTTATTTAGTTTTTTACCAATATACGTATTGGGGGCTTTTAAATTATTGCTATTTTGTTTTGCTGTTACCCATCGTAAATTACTGACTTTATTATTAATTTTATTACCATCAATATGGTCTACTTCCAGCATATTATTTGGGTTAGGAATAAATAATAATGCTACAATTCTATGTATTACAACATTTTCTTTTTCCCCATTTTTACATAATGATACAAACAAATAACCACGCCTTAATGATTGTTTCAAAATACGTTCTTTTCGTATTCTTGTTTTATTACCGCATTTTTCTAATCTTTTAATAGACCTAATTTGCCCGTAATTACTAACCTCATACAACCCTTCATATCCGGGTATTTCTTTCCATATTTCATTTTCCATAATCAAATTTCATTTGGGTCTGCAATATACAAACAATATTCTTCACTTGCAAGTTGTTTTAAAAATTCGATATGTTCTATTAATTCAGCATTGCTCAACTCTGCAATTGTCCGCAATCTGGTTTCATATTTCCCGGTGTTAATATCCGGGGTTTGCTCATACATAACCGGGGACAACTCACGCAATCGGCGTTCTGTTTGTTCCTCTGTCAGACGCTCCCCAGCTTCCCATATAGCCGACCGGAACGTTGGTACAACACAATTGAAATAGTACCCTTTCAAAGCCTCGGACGAACCGGGGGACGCTACAATAAACCGGGCAATAATGCGGGAACCTTTCCAACCCTTGAAAAACTCGTTTAATTCCCCCATGTACATTGCCAACCCGCCGTTATTATTTATCGTCCCCGTTGCCGTTATTTCTCGCTTTCTCATCGTCGATTAACTTTTGCATTGTGATATTAAACGCTGTCATTCCAACCGCACGGATAAACGCCCGTTCGCTCGACGAATACCCGGTTGCGACCTTATCCAAAACTTTTGCGAAAAGAATAACGAAATTTCCCGGTTCCCAATGCCCGGTATTGTGCATACGGTCGATAACGTGCGCCCGCAACCTCGTATTATTCCGGGTCGCATCCTCACGGGCTTTCTCCCGGTCGTTCCAAAGGCTCGTTAATTGGCGTTTCACGTTCTCAAAAAACAACGGCATTTTCAACACGTCCGCAATTGTCATTTCTTTAACTTCCATATTGTTTTGTTTAAGGGACGCCGGGGAACCGACGCCCCGGTTAATTACTCGGTTTCGCTGTATTCCTCAATAATCAAATCGTCCTGTCCTCGCTTGACTTCCTCAATAAATCCTTGATACCCTTCTTTCCGGGCTAATTCGATAAGGGATTGCAGACGTTTTGCGCCCAAACTTTCGCCCCTCGCAATGCGGAATACCTTAACGGTCGGATTGCTTGCGATAATCAATTTTGCGGCAACCTCCATTATTTGACTATCCGACACTTTCCCGGCGACAAACGGCACACCGTTTAACTCCAACCCGTCGTCCGTGAACGTCAACCCGGCAATCGGCAATTCCGATTTCGCAATAAGGGTTTCCCGCTCTTTGAGCAAATCCGACAACTTTTTTTCGTGGGTTTGGGCGACCTTTTCGGCGGCGTCCTTTTGCTTTTTCTTCGTCAGATAGTCCACAACCAACGCATTGATTTTGTTGTGTTCCTCGGCTTGTTTGAGGCGTTCGGCTGTATCCAAATTCTCCGGGTTGTTTTCCTCGTACTTTGCCAACCATGCGGCGGCGTTGTTCTTGCGGGTTTCGTAATCGGCTTTATCCGTTTGGATTTGCGCCAATGTTTCGTCGTATTTGTCGGCGGCGGCTTTCGCATCCGCTTTGCTCTTTTTCTTTGCCGCTTCCAATGCCTTTTTTGCCTCGGCAACAATCCGGTCGTATTCGGCTTGGGCTTCCGCCTCATACTTTATTGCGGCGTCAATCTCTGTATTCTTGGTTTCCTCGGCGGCTTTGATACGACCGGGGATTGCCTCCAATTGTTCCGTCCGGGTTTGCAATGCGGTACGCACGGTTTTCGCTTTCTCAATCAACCGGGCGTTCTCGTTTTGTTCCTCCATTAAATCGGCAATGTCGATTTTCTCGGCATACGTTTTGACGTCGCCCGGTTTCAACTGTTTTTCGGCGGCGGCGCAAATGGTCGTGTACGTCTTGACCTCGGCGTTGGCGTCCTTTCTTTTCTCCTTAACCGTCATAACCTCGGCGTCAATCTCGGCAATACGTTTTTGCACATTCTCCGGCAACAATGCCCGGACGTATTGCACTTGCTTTCGGCGACCCTCGGCGGTTTCAGACCACCGGGAAAACTCTACGGCGTCAAAATCCGTATATCCGAACACCTTTTGCAACATACTTACGTTATCCGACCGCATCCCGGTTGTTTTCTGTTTGATTGATAACGTACCACGGGGGTTGGCTTTGGTAAACCGCAATTCAACGTCGTATTCCTCGCCGTCGTCGCCGACAACCATTTTGGCAAACCCTTTATCCTCTCCATTACGCAAAACGGCGTCCCGGTTCCCCGTCAACAACGCCCCGATTGCCTTTAATAGCGTGGATTTTCCCAACTCATTGTCCCCGGTAATGAAATATACATTACCCTCAAAATCTGCGTTGAACTCCTTAATTACTTGGAAATTCAACAACTCTAACTTTTTGATAATCATTTTATCGCTCTTTTTATGCCGGGGTTGCCCCCGGCGGTTACTACTTATTTGTTTGTTAATATCATTCTTTGGTGTATCATGCTTTGCACCTTGTTAAGCGCATCCCGGTTGGCGTCAACCTCCGACCGGGTGCAATCGGCAATAAAGTTTTCCAAACGCTTATACAGGTCGTCCAACTCTTTTGCCGTCATTGTATGGCGAACGGCTCCCAATTCATCCGTTACCATATCGTTACGTCTTTATGCGAAATATCCATTTTCCAACACGCTATAAAAACATTATTTATATTTTCATTGGCGTATAATATCGCACAATCTTTGGTTCGTACCAACTGAAAATAAAACGACTGTTTGCCGTATGCGTCGATTGGGTAAACGTACTCAATGAAATAAGCCGTTTTTGTCTGTTTTGCTGTTTCTAATGTATCCATATTCTTGGTTTTTATTTCCGGGAAAACGCCCGGTCGTTGTTATTTCATGCCACAAAATTACGGTAAATATTTTAATTACCAAAACTTTTTCTTTTTATTTTTCATATTAGGGTAAAAAATAATCCCGATACGGCGCAAAGCGTACCGGGATAAAATCAAAATAATTTCATTTGCGTATCTGTTAAGACGGCAATAACGCCGTCAACTTTTTGTTCCCATGCCGTCCGGGTTGCAATCTTTTCCGGCGTTGGGTTCCGTTCGCACCTCCGTTGGTTGTGGCGCATCTGTTTAACCATGTACGCCAATTCTTCCAATGTTATTTTTGCCGGATTTTCGATTTGCGGGATTTTATTTTCGTCTGCCATACTTTTACCCCATTTAAACAAAATAATCGAAATACGGGGCTTAAAACAACCGGTCGTGCATCGGGGCGGGCAAATTCTCCAAAACCCAACGGGGGTTATTGTGTAAAATGTACCGTCCAAAGTGCATTATCATAAGAGCGTCGGCATTCCACAATGTCGCCTTAACATCGGGGTAATAATCGGCGGCGGCTCGTTGGTATCGCTTTTTGCGCTCCGGCTTTTCCTCCCCCTTAACTCGCAATTTCAATTCGTTTTGCCATTTTTGGGGGTGTACTAAAACAAACGGTACGTCGCACATGGCAATTATCGTTTTCAGTTTCTCGAACTCGGATAACAGTTTTTGAACCCGGAACGCTTTACCGGGGTTGTCGGTTATATCATCCGGGCGCAATTGCACCTTTTCGACGAATACCAACGGGCGGCAAATAGTCCTCATATAATTAAACCATTGCCGCAACTCCATAAGGTCGCCCGGCATTTTTATTACCTCGGTTTTATGGTTCGGACGCCAAACGGCAATCCCCCCGGTTTTTCCGGGGTCAATCCCAATAATACAATCAATCGTTATTTTGTTCATTTCCAAAAATCTAAATAGTTATCAATCTGTAATTCGTCGGCAATCATTCGGTCAAACGTCCGGGCAATCTCTTTGTCCCTCGCTATCTCATACGCCGTAAAATCCAATTCCGGTGCATCGGTTCCCTTACGTTGGACGTGGTACGCCTCGTACTTGCTGACGAATCCACGGGCGACACGTTGCATATATCGGGCAAATGCTTGTTTGCGGTCGTCCTCGGTTCCGGCAACCTCATTGGCAAAACCCAACTTTCGCAACCAATCATAAATCAACATTCCGTCAGTAATCCCCAACACAAACCGCCCGGTATATTTATATTGCAAAAATACCTCCCTACATCGGGCGACGGTTTGGTTGTGATAATACCGTTTTTCCTCCGGCGTCAATTCCTTTTTCGGCTCCGGCAATGCCTTATACGCTTTATGTATAACCCCGTTTTGTTTCCGGCGGTATGCGTTCAATATCTTTGCTAAATAATCGGCGTTAAACTGTTGGTAATGCTTTTTGTCCGGATTGCCTTGACTGTCTTTCGGCAAATAGTCGTCCAATTCCCCGGTTGTCGCCAACTCAAATGCCAACTTAATATCCGCCAATGTCATTTGCGAATAGTATTTTTTGAGTATATCCAACAACCGGGTACAAATGTACGCCCAATCTTCCGAATTGGTCGGGATTATATACCCGACGTCCATTGCAATAAACCGGAACATTTGCCCGGTTTTCGCAATCAACGTGCCGTCGTCAATATCGGCAATTTGCATTTTCGTTGAGGCGGCGAAAATGTACTTTTCGACCCCGGATAACGATTTGGCAACCTCCGGTAATTGCAACATTTGTCGGCGTATGTCGATTGCTTTTGTACCGGGCGTTGGGTTGTATATCGCCAACGCCACGGATTGCGTATTTACTTTTTCCGGCAAACTTTCCATATCAATAATTGTCATTAAGGAAATCCATTGCGCCGCCAACGTCCAATCGTTTTTGCGGGGCTTGGTATTCCGGTTTCAAATGCAATTTCTTTTTCTCAATGTCGCCCCGGATAAAATTGCGTACCGTCGCAATCCAACCCGTGCGGGTTCGCTTAACTCCCTGTTTGGTTTCCGACCAATCGGCGACCGTGTGGAAATAATAAATCAAATCGACCTTTTCAAATTCCGGCGTCGCAAACAGTTTTTCAAACTCGGAATAATCATTTACGCCGTCCGCCCCGAACTTAACCAATTTGTAAACATCGGAATTGCGAAATATGGACGTTCTTTTTTTATCATTCTGAACCTCCAATTGTTCGTCCGGGAATAAATCCCCGGCAACCTCGTTGGCGGGTTTATCCTTATCAATACCAAAAGAGTTATCTATATCAGTATTTAATATAGGGTTGGATTTTCCAACCGGGGTGGTTGGATTTTCCAACCGGGGGGGTGGTGGTGTTTCGCAACCGGGGTGGTTGGATTTTCCAACCGGGGGGGTGGTGGGATTTTCCAACCACTCCAAAACCGCCCAATAATTCGTCGTATATTCGCAATAACGAACCTTATTTTTTTCGTACTCAAATTTGTTAATATACTGTTTCTCAACTAACGATTTGAGTATTTTAATAACGGTCGTTTTATCTAACCCCGTCCACTCAATTAGGTATTTCAGCGAACCCTTAAAACGGCTTTCCCCGTCTTGACTAAACCCATGAATTAAAGCGAAAACCAATAATTCGTTCCCTTTTAATTTCAACCGGGTAATCATCGGGGCTAAAATCGTTATAAAATTGCTATCTCTTATTGTCATTTCTCACAAATTTAATGTTTATACCGTCTTTCCTTTCCCATGCATTACAGGGGAAACGCATACATGAACCGTTGGATTTGTGGAAAAAACAACATTCGCAACCCTGCCAACCCGTCCGTTTTTCGGCTCTAATTTCCACATGATTAACAACAATTACGTCGCCAACCGAAATTTCAATTTTCTTTTCCATTGTCGCCGCCCTCCAATTGTTTAACAGGTTCCCACGCTTTGCGCACTCTTAAAACATTGTCCGGGCTTTCGTTCGGAACCAATGAAACAACAGGGAAACGGGATTTGTCGCCGGGCTTTTGGGTCGTGGCAAATTGTACGTTCAAATCAAATATAATTCCCTTACAAAATCCCCGTTCCGCCAACATACCGTCGAATGTTTCCCGGATTTGCGGGATTGTGGACGCCGTACCCTTTGTTGAAAACTGCCATACCCCGGCAACGCCACGTACCAACGGTACAATAAAATTCAATGTCAACGTAATTTCCCAACCGTCGTGTCCGTCCTGTTTGCTTTTCCGATTGGGGTAACGCTTGGTAATAGCCAACATCAAATTCGGGTATTCCTCCGTTGTTAATGTTTCGTACTTTTTGCCGTCCCAAACTTGGAACGTTTCGCCGTCGCCCGCCGCAATCAATCGTCCGTCGTCGTCCCGGTACTCGTACCGCTCGTTGCATACTTTCGCCGGGTCGTCGTCCGGGAAAACGATTTGAATTGTTTGGGGCTTTTCGCCGTATGCCTGTGTAAATAACCCGGCATACTTTCCCGTTGGTATGAAATAATCCACGCTTTGCGGGTATCCGTTGGCGTTTTTCATTCCGATTTTTATTTGTCCGACACGGGGCAAAATCAAACGGGATTTTTCCGCCTCCGGTCTGATAATCCTACCTTTTATACTTCCATTCATAACCTTTATGTTTTTTGCGTAATCCTTTGCAACATCTAACTATTAGCGAATTATTAAAACCGTCCCTTTCTGCTAAATTTATAGATTGGTATTCTTTAATAACAACGCCATTTTTAAGCATTAAAACCGCTTTTGATAAGTGGTTATTGGCTCCAAATTTACCCGCCATTGGCTTACTTGCGCTTTTAGATTGCCGTTGTTTTGTAATCGGATTATTGTTATTTTCCGAATGTGTAACCCAACGCAGGTTATCCACATGGTTATTAAACGGGTTCCCGTCGATATGGTCGATACATGGTTTATTTAGTGGATTATCAATATACGTTTCGGCAACTAATCTATGAACATATATAGTACATTTTACGCCAAAATTATAAAGACAAACACACAAATAACCCTTACGCAAAAACGGCTTTAATTCTTTCCCCGTTATTTTAGAGAAAACAACGCCGTTTTTGTTTATCAAATAGCAATCAAATCTTTTTATCGTTTTCATATTTCGGGGTCGTCGTTCAACAATCTTTTCTTATTCTCGTTTTTGGGCTTTTTTGGCGCATTTGCGGGCTTTTGTTCCTTTTCCGGTGCAACATTCCGTTTTGTCGTCTTTCGCCCCGTGGCGGGCTTCTTTTCCGCCTCCTTTGCCGTTTTCCCGGTGCGTTTCATAATCTTTGTTTTCTTAATCTCCGGTTCCGGCGTTTGTTCCGGGGCAACCGCATCCGCTTTGACGGTATCGGCGGCGTCCGTGGTTTCGTCCGGGGTCGCCTCTTTGGGGGCTTTCGTCTTAATCAATTCCGCCAAAGACAACGATATTACATTTTGGGACAAATCCGGGGCGTCGTCCAATACAACCATACCATTAACCGCCGTAAACGTATTATCCCGCTTTTCGTCCTCAATGGCGGCAATCTCCAACAGATAGGGGATTTTGCGTATATTGGGGCTTTCGGTTTGCTCTTTCAGATTGTACGACGGTTTTTTGCGCCAATCTTTCGGGCTGAAATTGAAAATACGGGTAACGGGGAATTGCTCAAAATTGACATTCCACATATCCCGGTACATCCCCAATTGTATTTCGCTTTCCTCGTAAAAGCCTTTGCGCCCGCTTTTGAAATCGACAATTGCGTTAATCCGGTCGTCGCTTCCAATCTTTGCCCGCATGGTACACGGGCAATCAATCATTCCGGCGTACTTGTAATACGGGTGTACCAACGCAATTTCAACGGCTAACGGTCGTACATCATAATCCAATACGAATTGCGCAAACGCCAATACGTCCTTTTTCAAATCGTCGGCGTAATAAATAAAGTCGTCCGGCAATCGGTAAACCTCAATGTATTCTTTTAGTTTGCCTTTCAGTCCGTCCAAATCATACGCCCGGTTAATCAATAATTCCTCAAATGCGGCGTGCATAAACGTTCCATACGCCGCCCGTTCGCCTTTGTATCGCTCGGCTTCCTCAATGCCTTTGTTCGCAATCCAATTTATAAGGTGCGGGGCTTTGGGTAATGTTTGGGACAATATGGTTGTAACCGACGGGAAAAACTCCGGGTTCCCGGCGTCGTCATATCGGTAATAATATCGGTGTCCCTTGCTGTTTAACTGCCAAACCTTATACGGGGGTTCAATCAATGTTTTTTCGTCGAAAAACATTGCCGTCATTTCCTCAACCGTCATGCCCGGTATTATCTCAAACACTCCGGTTGGTTGTTCCGGTTGAACATCAACGAACGGGGGAATAATTGTTTGTTGTTCCTCGTTAATCTCCGGGAACATATCCGGGGCAACATTGCCGACGGTTCCCGCAACCTCTTTTACCGGGTCGCCCGGTTTATCGCTCTTTGCTCTCATTACTTGTACTTTTTATATTCTGAAATTCCACATAATACCATTGCGGCGCACATTGCCGCAAATAACAATTGCCACGGGTTCCAAAATGCGCCAATCAAACAACATAACCCCAATGCGCCAAACGTAACAATTAGGGCTTTCGCTTGAAACAACCCGGAAAACATGGTTTCGGCGGCGGCTTCCAACCATTCGATAAACTTACTTTTCATTGTTTCCGCCCTCCATGCCAAACAGGTAATCCGCCGTACAATCCAACATTTCGCAAAGAATAACGACCCATTCCGGGACAATCCGTTTGGTCGTGCCGTTACATAAATTCGTCATATTTACCTGTTGTGCGCTCTCGCTTGCACCCTCAAAAAGACGGGCGGCAATGTCTTTTTTCAAAACCTTTTTCCCGTTCGCCTCGGAACGGGCGATTGCTTCGTTTACTTTTAATCTCAATGCCATAACTTAAATTTTTTTGTTAATAACTTGGTTCGTTGCTCTCTTTGTATCCGCAATTGCGGCACGTTTTTTCCTCCCAAATCGGGCTATATTCCGGCGGGGTCAAATATCCGTCGCCTCCGGTACGTCTATACTCGCCGTCTGTAACCTCCATTTCCCCGCCACACTCCGGGCAATCATCGTCGCCAATCAATACACATTCCAACAGGGCGTCCAAATGGACGGAACGAACCGGGTAAATACCAATTGCCCGGATAACGTCCACCATTTCCACAACGGTAACATCCCGTTCGTAACAATCGGCGACCGGGAACCCCCAATTGTCGCTTATGTTCTCGATAATCTGTTTGTTGATTAACTCCGTAACGATTGTTTCGGATACTTGGTTGGCTGTTTTCCCGCTTTCGGTCGCCAACATCTTTAATTGCTCACTTTCTTTTATTTTCATATCATTTCCCGGTATCCCTCCGGGTAGGCTGTTAATCTTTTGTTCTGCAAAGGTAGAAAGATTTTTTTAATTACCAAAAATATAATCTTTGTTTTGCGAAATCATTTTTGCCGGGTGCGTGAAATATCCGATTTTTAACCTACCTTTGCAATACCGCATAACCTCAAACATCGCTCTCGGTTACTGCGTACCGCCCCCGGTTGTCCTTACGGATTGCCGGGGGTATTTTTTATATATCTAAATATGTGTGCAATAATATCAACCGTCCAACCCTCTCCCAACATGGTGCGGCGTGCGCTATCTGAAATACCAGCCGTATAATCTATTGGGACTGTTTGCAACAATTCATATTCATTTGGCGTCAAATATCGGTATTCAATTTCTGTTATTTTTATGAACCTTTGTTTTGTTCGTACTGCAACATTATCCTTTGTTACCGTTGTTAAACAATTAGTTTTATTATCTTTTCGATTTTCAATGTATTGTTCAATTGGTACATTTTTGTTATAATCGCAACGCCTATTATTCAAAACACGACGTCCACGCATACAACCACAAAACCAACCGGGGGCAATATCTTGAAACGAAATATTTTTATCTTTTGGTTGCTCAACTCCTTTTATGTTAGTCCAATAAAGCCTTTTTCTGTCTTGTGCTGAAACCAAACGGGAATTTATCAATATTGGATTAACTCCCAAATGCTCGGTTATTATATCCGAAAACTCTGTTTTCATTTTTACATTTTCCAATAAAAACCATGTTGGTTGTACTTCTTTTAATATTCGTATAAAATCAAAATACAATTTACTCCTTTCATCATTAAAGTTCAATTCTTTACCCGCCTTGCTAAAACCTTGACACGGGGAACCGGCAATTAATAAATCAATTTTTCCAATTTCAAATATTCCGTTTTCAGTTGACAAAATTCCGTTTTTATAACTCACTTTTTGCACATCGCCGATTTGTATTGTATTTGGGAAGTTGCGTTGTGTTATACTGATTGATTGTTTGTTTATTTCAGATGCAAAATAATTACAATAATCAATATTAGCACGTTGTAACGCAATTTGTCCGCAACTCATACCATCAAATAAACTTAATACATTCATATCTTTATTTTTTATCTGTTATTACTTTGCAATATTTATAATATTGGTCGTGTCGGCTCTCAACTCGGCACATCAACCCAATATCGTTGCCATCTAACAATAGGTTCAACACATCGCCGGGATTGTGCCGGGTATAAAGCAAAAATAACCCGCCGTTTGCATTTTGGATTATCTTATACATATCTTGACTTAATCGGTAACGCTTTGTTTTATTCATCGCTCTAAATGATTATGCCGGGGGATTGCGCCCCCGGCTTGGTTATTATTGCAAATACGCAATTGCGTTTAATCTCTCTTTTTCCTTTGTCGCATATTCAACGTTTCGGGCAATCCATTGTTCGGCGGGGTTTTCGGCTATCCATGTACTCCGATAATCCGGCGTAAAGTATGCGATTTGTTTTTTATACGCCTTTTCCGGGTTTGCCAATATTTCCGTCGCATGGCTCAACCCTTTGCCGTGGTCGCCTTTGCCGATTAAGTCCAACCGCCCAAAATAAAATTCGCCGTTGGCGGTACACGCCACATAATCACGGGCGGACGTTCTTGTTGAAATAACGTTGCCTTTTTCGTCGGTAACGGTGTATTGATACTTTTTGCCTTTCGCTTTCTTGCTCAAAATATACTTTGCCATAATCTTTGTTATTGTGCCGGGGGCGAACCCCCGGCGGGTTATTATCTTATTTCGTACAAACTCAATGAATTTTCGCACAATACCCACGTCGGGAATTTAGGGTTTTGCAGATAACAAAGGTTATCTAATGCCGCCCGGCTTGTATAAAACCACAACCCAAATTTTTTGCCGATAAAATACATATCGTTTACCCCTGTTTCCCGGTATTTCTCCGACAACATTTGTTGGCTGTAAATGATTGACGAAAATTTAACTTTGCCGTCTAACTTGGTTGCAATCTCGGCAATGTCCGTCGCCTGTGTTCTTTTCTTTGTTTCCATATTTGAAATTTATTTGGTTCCGGGAACCCGCCCGGTCGGATTAGTAATAATAAAAGGATATTTTCAAACCCCGGCGCAACTTACAATGTTCGGCGTCTTTGACACAACGGAAAGCACGGCGCAATAATTTGTTCGCCATTTCAACGCCTACTAACTTAATCAAACCGGAAACGCCAACCAACGTGTTAATCTTTTTGCCGTTGAACAATCCGTTTACTTTGATTTTGAAAGTACGGTTAATCTCTTTTGTTGTATATTCCAAACCGTTGTAAATATCTTCGGGCTTCATTGTATCGCTCTTTTTGTTGCCGGGAAAACGCCCGGTCGTTTTATTAACATGGCACAAAGATAAGGCATTTTATTTTAACTACCAAAAGAATTTTCTTTTATTTTCGATTTGCGGGTAAAAAAGGTTCTTTTGGCTCCCTGCAAAGTTATTTTTGGCGAATTTTCATTTTAAGCCACTTTATTTGCCGGGGTGGACTTTATCCATTAAAACAAAATAATCGAAATACGGGGCTAAAAACGGGCAAAAACAAAAACGGGGTTGCAACGCTTGGTTACAATCCCCGTTTCCCGGTATTATGAACAATAAAAGTTACTTTTCTATGGTTACGAACTCAACGCCCAATATTTTTGTTGCCGGGTTTTTGCTAACTACATCAATTTGCCGATTTTTGATTTTATTTGTTTTCCATAAAAAACCTAACCAACGTTTATATTGCACCGTTTCCGCTATCAACAGACTATCCCGGTTTATATGCGTCCCGGTAAATACCCCGGCGGGCGTTGTGCATCCGTGCAACTCAAAATACGGTTCCACAATATCAATACAACGTAATACGGTCGTAACCGTGTCGCCGGGCAAATATACAATACTATCCCGGACGTTCGCCCTTAATTCGTTTATCGTTTCCATTTGCGCCGTCGTAACCCTTTGCAAATCCCGGTTCTTTGTCTGCAACGATTTGATTAACGCCGCATCATCCGCCCGGTACTTTTTATATTCGGATAATTTTAACTCCAAATTCCCAACCTTTGCGGCGTTCAAACTATCCTTTGTTTGATAGGTTCGGACGTCCTGCAACAACGTTTCGGTATTGCTCCGGTATTTATCCCGTTCGGCGGTCAAACTCTTAATACGGCTTTGTTGTACCCAAAAGGCGACGGCAACCGCCATAATGATTGCCGCCAATATTATATACTTTTTCATGCGTTTGCCGTGTAAATGATTAACGAACTATTCGGCGTTTTGCTCAATGTTAAAACGTAATGTCCGCCCGCCATTTCAACCGTACTATTTATTTCGTCCTCGTTAATCTCCAATTGTGCAAAGGAAATTACGACGCCCGAAATATATACTTTTGGTATGTTGTGCAACGGGTCGGCGTTTACGGCGTCAATAAATGCGTCTATTTCCGCCTGTGGGTTCGTTACGTTTTTCGTATCTTCTTGGTTGTCCTCAACCGTAACCGTAAAAACGTCCTCGCAATCTGCAATAATAGCGGATAACAACGGGGCAATACTAATTCCCGCTTGGCTCCCTTGATTGGCAACCAATTGTTCCAAATACTCCTTTTTGTCTTTCTTTGTCATAATGGTACAAAATTAAATGTTACTATATTCAATTGCCGCATTAAAACACGGGCATTCTTTAATGAACTCCCACGGCTCAATAATGCCGTCGCCGTTCAAATCCGGGGAATAATCCCTATGTCCCTTAATCGTTGCGTCTGGGAACATAACGACTAACCGCATAAGCAACCATAATAACGCCTCTTTTTGTTCCGGCGTGCGTGTGTCGGCGGCTTTGCCGTTGGCATCCAATCCCCCAACGTAACAAATGCCAATAGACCGGGAATTTTGCCCGGAAACGTGCGCCCCAATCTCGGAAAGATAACGCCCCGTTTCAATTGTCCCGTCCGGCAATACAACAAAATGATAACCGCAAATTCGCCCGCTTTGGGGTTGCTTCTTAAATCCCCGTTCTTTGTGCCAACCGTCAATAACATCAACGTTGACTTTTGCGCCCGGCTTGGTTGCGGTGCAATGTACAATCAAATCCGTAATTGTCCGGGTCGTTTTTTGCCCCTCCAAATACTTTAAAATCTCTGTTTGGTTCATTGTTCGCCCTCCTTTTCTTTATCGTTAATAATATCGCTATCGTGTTCCCGTTGGTATCTCTCAATTATCGGTTGCCAATATCCCGGCAATACCCGTGTAAATTCCAACCGGATAACGTGGTAAATAATACGCAACGCAACCTTTGTGGGATATGCTTTAATAAGGTTGCGGAATGCGTTTTGCAAATACACATACATAAAAACATAAGTAAGCGATTTAATTACTACTTTGGCGGCTTCATTATCGCCACATTGCAGCATTACCGAATAAATAACGTGTATAATGGTAACATACAAAAGCAATTCCGCCAACGCATTCTTAAACTTACTAAATCGAAAGTTTTTGCAATGCCTTACACTTACACCGTCCGCCCGCATACCAGCCCAAATATTGAAAGCAAACATAATGACTAATGCGTACATAAAACCCGCCGTTGGGGTTAAATAGGCTAAAATAGGACTTAACGACGTGGCGAATATCATACGCCATTGTTCCCATGTAAAAAGTTTATCCATATCTTTAATGATTAAAGGGCGGACGGTTTCCCGTCCTCCCTTTGGTTAATGGTTATTGGCAAAAATTCGCAACGAAATTGCGGTAACAAACATCGCCAATTGATAAATACCCGTTGTTGTCGGGGTGTACGCCGTTCGTATCGACCCATTCAGTAACCCTGGTATTTCGGGTATTAACGGCACGTTCGGCGTGCGGCATATTATATTCGGTGTCGAACTCGGCAGATACGTTCACAAACTCCACAAAACCGGAATATTCCGGGCGGTTCGCAAATTCTTGGTATGCGTCGTTTTGGTTCAATGCCGTAACAACCATACCGTAACCGTCGGCGTAAGACGTTCCGGTTGCGCCATAATTCGCACCCATACCGCCCCGGACGCTCGGAACCTGAACCCCCATAATTTTTAATTTGGCGTTTGGGAACTCGGCGTGTAACGTGTCGGCAAATATTTTTATTTGGTTCAACACGCTTGTAAAATCAGTACGACCGGGCGTTTGTTCGTTCCACGATAACAGCGTATAAACAACGTCTATTTTACCCCCGGCAACGGCGTTGGCGTAAGGTATGAACGACATTTTGTTGTTATCCCAATCCCAAAGCGGGTTTTGCGTATCCCGCGCAACACTTGTATAAGTAATCGTTGCGTCCCCGGTTCCGCTTGACTTGGTTAGCGTACCACTTGCGGACGGTGCGGGCGTCAACGCTGTAACAGAACAAAGGATATTACCCGTACCGCCTGTAACATTGACCTCCATAACGGTAAACGTATTCCCGTTGTTGGTATATACCGCCCCAACTGATAACGACGTTACGCCCGTTACTTGGAACCTGTATGCGGGTCGCCCTTGCTGTGTATAACTTTCCCACGTCCAACCGCCAACGCCGAAATATCCCGTTGTCCCGTTCTGTTTGGAACCGACAAAGGCAATATTGGTTAACGCTTTCCCCGCCGGGGTTCCTCCGGTTCCGGTCAATCGCCTGTTAGCCTCGGCGCACCATGTACCCGCCGCCGTAAGGCTATCCCCGAAACAAGCGACGTTAAGATTTGCCGCCGGGGATTGCACGACGTTACGTGTAACCAATTGGCACGTTTTCGACGCCAAAACGTTACGGTCGTCGTCCTTAACGGTAACGGTAAAAGTCGTTGTTCCCACGTCCGCCACGGTCGGCGTATATTGGAAATAACGGGGGTATTTGTTGCCCTTTGAACACGTAACCAATATATCGTATTTGTAAGGGTCAACCGCTTGTATCATTCCACGGAAAAACAATTGCAAGGTATCCCCGACAATGGCGTTTATCGTATCTGGCAAACTGATATTTACCGGGTCGGGCGGCGTTACCCCGATACGGCTTGCAATATCCGCTATTTGGTCGTCGTTCAATACGTAATTATCTTTTATAATCCCGACACGGAAATAAAACGGGGCTCCGCCCACTGATACGGCGTACGTTTCCGTCATATTTCCATTTGTGGAGTATCTGTCAAATTGGTATCCATTATCCGGTAAATATGGATACGTTCCGTTGTACCCTCGGCGGACTACATATTGGTTGCACCAATACATTAAAAACAAAACCTTACCGTCAGCGTTGGCGATTGTTTGACCGAACGGAACGGCGATATACTTTGTTTCGCCGGGCGCAACGCTTACGTCAACTGTGACGTCGGCTAACTTTGTGCCGTCATAGTCCGTATCGAATATTGCGACCCTCAATTGCGTAATCGGGTCGGCTCCTCGGTTAATTACACATACCTCGGCGGCGTCAAAGTTTTTGCGTACCCCGATATGACAACCCCAACCGCTAAATGTGGACGACATATTTTTATTGGTAAAATCGTCCGTTTCCCATTCTTGCGCATTGTCTAATTGTTGCGAATTATCAAAAACGCTATTCCAACCGACGTTTATATTTGCGATTTGTGCTTGCATTGTGGGGATTGTTTGGGTAATATCCAAACCGGGGAATTGCGACCAAATACCGCCCGCAAAGATTTTAGGGGTTAACGCCCAACCGTCGAACCCGTATAAATTATTAATATCCGCCGGGGTTTCCTGTTGGATTGCGTCCCAATCAACAATAAGCCACGAACCCTCCGCAACTCCGGTTGCTACTTTCATCAACCAATATTTCGACCCTGCAATTTGCGCTCCGGTAAATGTTGCGAGTCCTTCCAATTCTGCCGTACCCGCAAGAAAATCGGGGTTAGCATTATAACGATACAATCCAATTGTATGCACCGTTGGTCTTATTATGGAAAGCGAATACCATTTTGCCGGGTCGTATTCCATGTTGATATAACCGTTAATCAAAAAACGGTTCAAACCCAAAGCGACCAACGTCGCCGACAACGGTATTTCCTGCCAAAGCGGGAATAAATCTAACCGGGACGTTTCCGCCAACGTGCGATAAAAACGACGGGTTCCGCTATAATTGGAAATATCCAAAGCGTCGCCCGGCATCAACAACGGGGCGTCTGTGCTTACGTTCAAAATGATATACGCCGCATTTTCCGGGGCTGTTACCACTCTAACCGTACCGCCCAACGCTAATTCCGAACCCAACATATTATAATTTGCATCGAACCAAATTATTTGTTGTGCATTTATCCGGTACGTTGACCCGGCAACAACGGGGTAATACGGCGACATCCAATAAGACGGATTTGTTTCTAAACTGTAATTCGTCCAATTGAAATAATACCCCTTTTTGAAATCATTAATTGACGCTACATTGTACCCGGTGCGGTCAATATCCCCTTTCGCCAAATACTTGTTACCGTAATAATCGACGGGGAATTGCGACACGGTTGTTAATACCCACGCCCCCGCCGAATTATTGGATATGATATTGAACCCGGCGGGAACCGTCAACCCAAAATTTGCATACTCTCCGGGCGTCCCCGCTATATAAAAAACGTTTTGGTCGGGCGTCCCCGGATTGGTTGTACTATTTGCAACGCCCTTAAACGTTGCGTTTGCCCCCACGGAATTAACGATTGAAAGTAATGTACTTTGCAAAATCGTTCCCGTAATTTCGTTGTTGCCGTTCGCCTTAATTACGGCGACAATTGCGGCTTTCAAATCGGTATAATTTGCCATATCTCAAAAGTAAAAAGTTACTGATTATTGTTGAAATCGTTATTGAAATCGTTATTGAAATCGCCCCGGCTCGTTGGGGTGTATCCCCGTCCGATTTTCTTTATAACCGTGTTCGTATCAAATTCCGCCTCAACACTCGCCAAATCCCCCTGCGTTTGCCATTTGGGGGTAATCAAAAAGGTATCGCAATTGTACGATATACCGTTGGACGTAACAACGGTATGGTCGGACAACCGGATTATTCGCATTGCGTCGCATAAAAATTCCGGTGCAAGGAATTGAAATTTATACGTCTTTTCGCTCAACTGCTTTTCCGGAAAAAAAAAGCCGTCCCGGTTTTCGCCGTCCTCTTCAAATTGGTATTCCGGTTTGCCTAACTCGGTGCAAAGATATACGACGTTTTTATATTGGTCGCTATATTGGACGTGTCCGCCCTCGTAATACAAATTTGTTTCGTCCCACCATTGCACACGCAAATAACCGTCCATGTTCCCGGCAACGACGGTAAACATTTCGCTGTAATAGGTTCGACCGGACGCCGTAAGACGCATATAATAAATACCTTGTTGCATGGTTATTGACAACGGCAAAAGTCCGGGATAAAACACAATGTTGTATCCGTTCGCCGCAAAGGTCATAACCCGCAACCCCCCGGCAATCATATCGTCCGTTATATTGGCAACCTGTTTGCCGTCCTTATCGAACAAAAGAACGTTTGTAATTACGGTGTTTGCGCTGTAATCGACGACGAATTGAAACGGCAAAATAAACCCGGCTTGCGAAAATAGCGGGTAAACATTGCCATACGCATACGACTTGCGAGCGTTCTGATATTTTATATCTGAATACCACGGTAACGGGCTTAAATTATTATTCTGTATCATACTTCAAAGTTGTTTTAATGGAACGACTGCACAAATTTACGCTTAATTTATCAACTTGACCGTTACCGATATACGTTTTTATTAGTTGCATCGGGTTGGGGTCGTCATTTGCCGGAAAACTAAACGTTTGTTTCTTCTTTCTCTCAATACCGTATGCGTAAACCTCGGAACCGTTTATTGATACACGACGGGCGGGTAAATCATACATCCAATACGGGGATTGCAAATTGATAAACGCCAAATATCCGTTTTGCAAAAAGTATTCGACGCCGTTTATTGTTTGGCGGGTAAATGGCAATATCCATTGCGACCCGGACGTTGGCGGAACGGCGGCAAACAAGGCGAACCCGTCGGAACTTATGTTGCCGGGGTTTAACAACATCATATCAATATCGGACGTGAAATTTGATATATTAATTTCCTCAACCTTTCCGGGCGTTACATACTTACTAATTACTTGTATCGGCAATCCCTCAAAAGCCGCCGTAACGTCGTCCATCCATTCAAATTGGTAACGTTCGGGCAAATCGACCTTATCAAACGAATATTCCGACGTGTTGAACGCCCACGGTTTCCCGTTGCGCAAATTTAATTCCTTTGTCAAATCGTGGCTTAATATAGCCCCGCCGGAATAGGAACCGCCATTGCGGAAATATTGGATATGCTCAATTTTAAATTTGCCGTCCTCAATGAACCAATAACATTTGAAACAATCCCGTAACATATTGGTAAATTGTTGTAAGGTTGTCGGGGCTTTTTGTGCGGGTTGCTGATATTCCCCGTTTATAATATTGGTTTTCTGTGATACAAGCAAACGGAAATTCAACCCGGATATTGGGTTGTTTCCGCTGTATAAAAATTGGCTGTATTCCGCCGTGGCTGCGTGGGTAATACCGGGCGCAATCTGATTGAGCAAAACAGATATACAAGACGCAACCGGGAACGCATCCCGCAAAGTATATGCTTTTCGGGCTTTTTCCTCTAATATCCAATCCATCAAATAAAATCCAAACCATAACGACGCATAACGCCACGTTGACCGGGCGATTGGATAAAACGTTTGTCCGAAAATGGAATAGGGCGGCGCAAAATACTTTCCGTTGTCCGCTAATCCCCACTCGGTCGGGGTGTCTGAAAAGTTGTTTGAAATAAACGCCACGTCGATTGCGTAACCAATCGCACGCCTATAATTACGGTTATTATCAACTATATCATCGGCGGGCAATGGATATGTATTAAGGTCGTCGATTTTCTCCACGTCGCACAAATACCGGGCATATATATTATAACTTTTCATATCGGCGTGCATTGTTCCGGTTGCCCCGGAACCCTCAACGGCGGTTAAATCAAATTCCAACGTATCAAACGGTTCCTGCGTTACCTTTTGATAACGAAACATTACCGTATCGTCGGATTGTTTCCGTATTTCAACTACAGCAATACCAAACGGCAACCCCCCGTTTATTCGTTGTTGTGAAATATAGATATAATAATTAACATTCAATTCCGAGTATAATTTCCCCTCGAATACGTCCGCACTTGCACCCGTCGCCATTCGTCCGGTATAAAGCCCGGATATTACCGCCGGGGAACCGTTGGACGTAATTTGTATTTCTTTCAATATATTGCACAAAGCAAAATGATAGGTTTGTACTAATGCGTTTTGGTCGGTCGTGGCGTTTGCGTCTTGTTCCCAATTCGTACCGCCCAAAAAACACGAAACAATACTATCGCCCGGAACATATATTTGAATAAGCGGGCGTTTGTTTATGGTTATACGTTGGATTGACGGGGCTAATGTTATCAAATTGTATTCCTTTTCCAATCCTGCCAACACGTCGTTATAATCGTCGATTGTATCCGGTTGTACAACTACCTTTTTATCGTAATCGGTAAACGTGCAATCGGTTTTCATAAACTTACCTTGAAAGTATTGGAACCATGTACGCCCGCCGTCGTCGCTCTTTTCAATGCAATACAAAAATTCCGTATCGAATGATTGGCGGTTAATATAGTCGTAATCGTCCCGGACAAAGGTAATTTTGCCGGATAACTTGGCACGATAAAACCGTTGGTTGGTTTCTAATTCGTACTCCTTTGCCAAATCGTCCTTATAAATCGGATGCACGGTTTGACCTTGTAAGACGTTCGGGGCGTCCAATGTTCCCAATCTTAACCATGCCGTTCCGTTTGCGTATTCTGATTTTCTTATATTTAATCGGATATATACGGCATTATTAGGTATATCAAATTCCGTATTATTAGCGGGTGGGTTACTTCCCCAACCGCCAATTACTTTTTTATTACTATCATAAAATACCCCACCCATTTCCGGGGTGAAATTTTGATATAATTTCCGGGGATATACATCACGGATTGAAATAAATGTACGTGTATAATAATAAGTTATATTATTTCCTTCTATATTTCCCGTACTGCTATTTATCGCCCCACTTGCTAAAAACGCATTTACAAATGAATGTCTATAAATCGGGTTCATATCAATTTTTAATTTTACGTGTCAAATTCTTGTAAACCTCAATAACATTGCCGTTGCCATCGACGTAACGACGGCGGCGGTTTTGCTCTTTAATCTCCCTTACATCGTCTTTCAAATCCCGCAAATCCGGGGCGTTATTTTGTTGAACCGTAACATTAACGCCGTCGGTATTGTAGGCATTAAGGTACTTTTGGGCGAATGTTCCCCGGTTCAAACTATTAATTACGTCCGGGATTATTCGGCGGAACCTCCGGGAATTACGTTTATTGATAACGGCGAAAAATTCCCCGCCCTCGGCACGCCTCCGGGTTCCGTCCGGTTTGGTTCCTAAATCCACGTCGTCCCCGGATTGGTGGGAACCGCCCGCCAACAATTCAACCGTACCGTCCCCGTAACTTTCCGAACCCTCGGCGGCTTTACTCATTTGTGCGGCTTTAATTTTGGCGGCGGCAAATGAAGCCCACATAACAGCGATTGCCGGGATTGCGAACGGGAACCCCAATTGCGACCAAATCAAAGCGGACGCCGTTACAAGGTTTCCGATTTGTTGGATTGTCTGTATTGCCTGTTGTGCCTTTTGCGCTTTCTGTTGTTCTTTCAACGCCTTTTCTTGGTTCCGCTTTGCCAAATCCAACTCCTTTTGCGCCATAACCACGTTATTGGCGTATCCGTTTGCCCTTGCTTCCAATTCGGCGTCCAACGAACGTTGTGCGCTGTCAACTTCTTTGTCGGCGGCGGAAACGGCGGCATCGGCGGCGGCTAATTTAGCCTGTAAAAACGTATCCAATTGCTCCATTGCAAAGGATACGGACGTACTTATTGCCTCCTTTTGGTCGTCGTCCAAATTCAGCCCAAACAAACCGTAAATGTCTGTTCCTCGTTCCTCTCCTTTTGACTGCTCAATTTCTTGGTCAATCTTTTTTATTGTGTTTTGAATTGTTTGTACTTCAACATCTGACAATTTATTGGCTGCTTGCTCGTTCAATTCTAATACCTTTTGCAAACGTTCCTTTTCTGCCTGCAAACGAAATTGGGTTTTCCGGGCTTCTGAATTTCTTAATAAATCAAATTCAGATTGCGCCAACGCTTGTTGCTGGTCAAACATCATTAATTGCGCTTGCAAATATTCGTCGGCAATTGCGTTTCCCTTAACGTCAAATCCGGCATTAATTACCCCGGCGTCCTGCTGTTGTCCGGTCGGCTTTTGCTCATTCTGCAACAATGCTGTTTGTCTTTCATTCTCTAACAACTGCATACGCAATTGTCGTTCCTGCTCGCTTCCCTGCTTAACCGCTTGCAAACGTAGTTCAATGCTTTCTTTCTGCAATGCCAATTCTTGCAACTGCCGTTCTTGCTCTATTTTCAACAACGCCTCTGTCTGCTGTTGTTCTAACGCCGTAATTGTTGCGTTTATCGCCTGCCGTCCGGTTTCGTTCAAATCCTTTTCGGTCTGTAATTGGTGCTGCAAATCCTCAATCTGTCGGGAATACTGATATTGCGTTTGCTGCCGACGCTTTGCCCATTCGTCGCTTTCCAACTGCAATTGTGCATCCTGCAATTTCCGGGTTGCCTCCAAATTCTTTTTATAAGCCGCTTCAATTTGCTTTGCTTGTTGTTCTGCCGCCTTTTCCGCATCGCTTTTTCCCCTTGGCGTTACGGTTGGGTTCTGTGTCGTTACGGGCTTATTGTCTGTTTGTGGCGTCGGGGTATCTCCAACAGAAACCGGGATTGTTAACGGTTTTATTTTCTTTTGCATACCCTCCAAACCCTCTTGGAAATTTTCTGTTATGTCTTTAACTTGGGCTTTAACCAAATTTCCGTACGCTGCCGCATAATCTGCCAATCCTTTTTTTACGTCGTCAAAATCTAACGTAAACGCCCCCTTTAATGCGGTTCCGGTTGCTTTGACTATATCAATAAAGAATCCAAACAAATTTCCCAACGTATCAAATGTTGTTTTGAATCCGGCAACAATCCCATTCCAAATTGCACGTATCAAAACACTTTCATTGTATAACTCAATCAAGTAATTGACAACATCAATAACCCCTTTTATTATCGCCGTCAATCCTTGGTTAACAAAAACTTTTGCCTGCGTTGTCAACGTTTCAAAATTTCCTCCGGTTGCGTCAAACAACCCGGATAATGCGTTTTGCAACTCAATTTGGCTTTGCAATTGTTCCTCCTGCAATTGCGCCAAAACTCCGGCTTTCCCTTTTACTTCATCCATGTTTGTTGAAATATCTTTCAACGTGCGCAAATACTGCAATCCGGCGTCCTCTCCGGGACCCCCGAATATATCTGCGATTGCAGCCCCGACCGTTGCCGCATTATCCGGCAATTCTGCCAATTTTGCGGAAACGTCTTGTATAACATCGAACGTTGTTTTGGTTCCGGTCTGCAAATCTTTTTGAACTTGTTCCGACGAAATACCGATACCGTCCAAAGCCGCCGCCGTCGCCGTCGTCATTTCACGCAAACGCAAATTTGCCTCCTTAATTGCGTCAACGCCTTTGTCCGAAAAGATACCCATTTTGTTTGTTTGGGCTACAATGGCAACAAATTGGTCTGCTGATATTCCCGCTTCCTTAAAATATGCCGGGTATTCTTTCAACGTGTCTAAAAATTCCCCGTTCGCATCGGCTCCGGACAAAAAACCATCCTTAACCAACTGCAATGCCTCATTTGCAGAAATACCAAATTGTTGTGATAATGCGTTTGTTGCAATCAATGTTTCCCGGAAATCTGCGCCGAACGAATCTGCGACGGCTTGCACCTCGTTTCTAAACGCTTTCAAATCGTCGCCGCTTTTCCCGGTAAATTGTTGCGTCAACCTTGTTGCCTCAACTAATCCGGCGTTGTAATCGTACCACCATTTGAACGCCGCACCAGCCGCCGCAATCCCGGCAATTGCTAAAAATACGGGATTTGAAAGTAAACCCAACAAAGTTTTCCCCAACGCCTTTGCGCCATCGCCTATTGCTGTAAATACTGCTTTGCTTTCTGCTCCTCCACGACCTAACGCCAAAAGGCTATCGCCAAATGAATTGTTAAGCCCCAACGTTTCTTTTAATTTGTCGCCATAAGCAATTATTGCGTCGGACGCCTCCGTATAATTTCCGACGTTCAATTGAAATTTCCCGGTTGCTTCCTGCAAACGTTTCATTTCTTCGTATATTTCTTTGGTTTGTGCAACCAATTTTCGCCCCTCCTCGGTGTTTTCCCGTTCGGCTTTAGTCATGTTGTTTAAATAAATCTTATTCAATGAATATTGCGCCGATAAACGGTTATAACTACCCTCGGCGGATTGATTTATTTTCACAATCAATTTGTTTATTTGGTTGGCTTCCTGCTGTGCCAATTTCAACTCCGCCAACTTCTTTGCGTTCTCACTTTCCGCAAACGCCAAATCACGTTGCGCACGTGCCAAACGTTCCGCATCGCCTGCGGCTTTCTTGGTTGTGTTCCTGCCGTCCTCGGTTGCCCCGGAAACCTTTTGCAGAACCGCCGCCAACTGAATTGCTTCCGCCCTAATATTTTTCAACGCATTTGTATATGCGTCTGAAAGTTCATCCAATTGCTTTATCAAATCAGTAATCGAATTATCGGGGCTTACCAAATCAGAATATTTAATTGGGTTGTTGTTATCTGCCATATATCCGACTATTTGTTTTTGTTATTTTCGGGCAATTTGCCCTACAATCAATTTTCTTTTCTCAAATGTATAATTTATCGTCTGAAAAATAAAACACCTTAAATCGCCTTATTTTGGCTTTTTCTGCTTGCTTTTTTCGCTTGCTCCTTAATGTATTCAAATGCGTTGTAATATTCCAAAACGGTAAACGATTTTGGGTTTACGTGCAAATGTTGGGACAACATCAAACACATATTTTCAAACTGCTTGTCGTATTGTATTTCCACGCTATCCGACCCGCTAAACGATTTGGGTTTTGTATAAGTCAACAACAACGTCGTAATATGGTCTATTTCTTCCCGTTTGTCGCTTTCGTCCCCCTTTATTATCGCATCCAACATTAACATCGTGCGTTGCTTCAATTGGTCGTAATACTCTTTAACCGTGGCGTCGTCGAATAGTTTAGGAAAATACAATTGCAATTCTTCATCTATTTTTTTTTTGACCGCTTCCAATTGGGCGGTCAACTCGGCGTTCGGCGCATCGGCGAATAAATCCAATACCTTTTGCAAACCGTCCGCCGTCATATCGTTGTATTCGGTTCCGTCCACGGACTTAACCAAACAGGCAAACGCCAAATACTTTGGCGATATGGCGGATTGGACGAAATAAACGTTTTGCCGCAAATTATCCAATTCCTTTTCCGCCAAATCCGGCTTTTCCTTTCGGATAAACCGGATTGCCTTTTCAATATGCGCATCCCAATCGTTCAAATCCGACCCAACCCCGGCGTCGATAAGCAACATTTTGTTATATGCGTGAAATCGCAAAATCGGCAATTCGTCGATACTATCGTACAACACAACCGCCCGTTCCCCTATCTTTGTCGTTTTCATAAGAGTATGCGGGTTATGACTGTTGAACAAAACGGAACCAATAACAATGCCGGGTTCCCGGTGCATATAGCAAACAGGACGGACAAAACGACCCCCGCCCACCATGATAAGCAAAAGCCGCAATTGAACATCTTAAAAAAAAAGTCGTTGCCGTAAACTTGGACGTACTCAATAACGCCCCACTTTTTTAACAGGGTCAACAGGAACGCCGCCACGTTTGCCACGACCAAAACCCAAATAATGAAAGTTACCATATCGTTAAATGTTACAAGGTTGATTAACTGACAATACACCCTCAAAGCGAAAACCGCCGAACGGGTGCATTAAAAATTGATTATCTATTTCGTCCAACGTAAACCCACGGTACACGTTTTCCGCCAACTCATAAATTCGGTTTATTACAATCGTCCCGTCTTTCAGCCAAAAACCGCCATTTAGGACGGTCAATATTTCGTTCTTCAATGCCTCGGTATTCCGGTTGTTGAGTTGACCGGGGTAAACCTTGCGCAAATCGAACCAAACAATAAGGGAAAACGGGGCTTTAATCTCGCTTTGCTCTTTGGGAACCCAACCGACCGTTTGCGGGTCGTCTATCCAAAAGAACGAAAAATTGCCAATATTGGCATCCGGGGAAACGTCGATATAATCATTGTCGCCTCTCCATTCCGTCCCGCCCGCATATACGTTCGGGGTATAATAGCGTTTGCCCTGTATCACTTTGGCGATACGTTGCGCCCGCCCAAATGCGACGTCCAACCAATCGACGTTATCCATTAACCCGGTTTGTATGTTCCCCAAAACCCGGTCGATTAAAACCGGGTTGGGAATTATAGGGGTTGTTCTCTTATTCGTTGCCATATAATACGTTTTTTGCTTTCTTCATTAAGTCCGGGAATATATATTGCCAAATCAACGCCGCAATATTTTCGTCCGTCAATCCCAATATTTGCCGCCCGTACTTTTTTATTAAGTCCTCCGTTTTGAAATCCGACGCTTTTATTTCAAACTGTTTGTCGCCGACTTCCAAAAAAAACGACGCTTCAAAATCCCCGGTATCCCGTAACGTTACCCGGTTTGTCGGTTGTCCCTTTTCCTCCTTTATGGCTATCGTCAACGGCGAATACGGGGCGTAATCCATAATATCCACGCCCAAACGGTTAATACCCTGTTCAAACAATTGTTCCTCGGCGTTCATATCAACAATATAGGCGTCATTGTCCCAAATGATTTGTTGAATGTATGCGCCGGACGATAACCCGTTGTTGAACGTGGCAACCCGGTTGCGTAAATCCTGTATTGACTTTAACCCCGCCATAATCTTACGTTGTCCGGTATTTCACGCCGTGGTTATTACAAGTAAGGCAAATACGGTCGATACCCTGCGTATCCAACCGCAACGCCTCGTATGCTTTTTTAAGGTCATAACCCAAACCGCCGGGGCGACCCTCAACGTTGCCGTCCAACTCGTAAAGAATTTCCAACCGGGTTGCGTTTACTTGGTTCCGGTTTACCTTAACATCGGGGTTCATTGCCAACGTGCGCAACATGATTGCGGCGACCTGTCGTTGGATAACCGTTTGGAAAATCTGCCTTTCCTTAATGATAAAATCCGTTAGGTCGCAACCAACAGTTATTTCGCAATTCAACCCGTAATTCTGCGTATTAGTGTACATCGTCAACGCAATATCCCACAACTCCGGGTATTCGTCGAATGTTTCCGGGGCGTTCATCATAAACGGGGATACCTGTAAATACTTGGTTATTTCCCGCCAACGCTCTAAATCGACGTAACCCGTACACGTTCCGCACGGCTCCCGGCTCCAATCCTTTGTCATGTTAATTGCCTGCATCCCGGCGGGCAAATCGTTTTGGTTGTAACAAAGGAACCACGACCCCCCGGCGTTGTTTCCGGTGCTGATATACGGCAAATAACAATCTTTCAACGGGAACCATTGAAAACCGCCGTTTGTCTGCGTAAAATTCAAATCAAACGTCTTTATCGGGTCAATTTGGGACGAATGGAAAAGATACATACGAACAACCCCGGTTGCGCCCGTCATTTGCAACCCGATTTGTTCGATTTTCATTGTTACGCCCATAGAACGAACCGGGACAATTTCAAACCCGACTAATTTATGATTATTCGGCAACGTCGCCCGGATACGTCCCGCACCGTCAAAGAACGTGCGCCGTTCCAATAGGTTCTTTGTTTCCTTATCCAATCCCTTTATTTGCGTGAATGTTTGTACCATTTGCGCAATACCGTTACGGGTCAACCGCTCCAAATAATCGGAAATGAAATTGTACGGTTGCCAATATGGGTTGCCGTAATCGTCGTTAAAATCGCTTTCGGTCGGTTCCTCGTTTTGGTTGTCCCGTGCGGCAATCCAAACTTTGTTGTTGTGGCGAACCTTTGCCCCGGCTTTGTATTCCGGTATCATATTCCAAACCGGATATTGAAAAACGAAATCATCCGGGACGATTGCCCGGACATTATCCAAAGTAACAAGGGGGTGCGCACCTTGAAACGTCAAACCGCTTTCCGTCTGCGTTAAATTGTCGTCTATCGCCTTTGCCGGGTCGTATGATTGTTCCCACCCGACGACGTGCAATAATGC